GCCATGATCTCTGCTTCGATGTCGATGCCGTGCATTGACTGTGCATCCTGTGCACCTTCAAAGGTCCAGCGAGCTGATAGCTTGCGTGACTTGGCTTCAACAGTTTGCTTCAAGATCTGGATGCTCATGCGGTTACCAGCTTGCCCTTCTAGGCTTGATGTAGCTGCTGGAGCCTTATCTGAGCCTGGAGCACCTGAGTACGCTTCAGCAATCTTGAATGGGCTTAGTGCCTCTTCACCAGCACTTGCGCCGTTGTCGCCGTCAGCGTAACGTACACGAAGTGTATGGATTTGACCAACAGGGCCAGTCATTGGCTGAACACCAACTAGCTCGTTAGCGATTACTGTAGGCATTACACGTCTGATAACTGGTAGGATTACACGGTTAAGTGTAGCTACGTTACCAGCGCTGGTTGCGCCTGCTGTTGCACTCTCTGACAAGTGCTTGCGTGTGTTTTCTAATGTAGCAGCCATTACATTCTTCTTGTTACCCGTTAGGCCTTCAAGAAGAGCTGTTTTGGTATCCTGCCAGCGTGATTCTAAAAGTTCTGACATCATTTTCTCCTTAGTTCAATCCAGCGAGACGGCGTAACTCAAGTACATTTGAATCGTCTGCTTTTGGTGTCATAGTTGTTGCTTGCTTTTTATTGCCTGTTACTTCTTTGCCTTCTGATAGTACAGCCTTACGTTGTTGTGGTTTATGGCCATCAATAACACTTGGTAGGTACTTTTCAAAAGACTTTTGAAGTCTATCAGTTTGAACACTTTCTAAAAGATCTGTCATAATCTCTCGCTGCTCTCTATTAAGAGGAGCTACTAGATCATTCATAATCTCTTTTCTACGTGTCGATTCAACCAGTTTCCCGTACTCTTTGTTACGAGATTCAACGAGGTTCTTTGCCTTAGCGGCAAATGCCCTTGCTTCTGAAAGTTGAGCTTCTTTTGCTTGGAGGACTTTCATCAACTTCGCAGTTTCACTCTTTTCATTTAGGTAGCTGTTTGAGTACTCTGAAGCAAAGGCTTCAAACAACTTACGACCGAAGTCGTTCCTGCGTGCTTCTTCAATATCTTCTTTCAACTGACCAATTTCACCTTTCAGTGCACTGTCAACTGTTTCTGATACTGCTTTAGCACTTCTTTCAATAAAGTCTTTCTTAACCTTACCGAAGTGTACTTTAGCTTCTTTGACCAAACGTACTTTGGTCTCTGCTAGGTCTTTCTTATCTTCGTAGAACTCTGCAATTTCGTGTGCAAGAGCGTCAACTACAAATTCTTCTAGCTTGGCAAACTTCTGTGCCTGAGCCTTCTTGTCTTCGTGTAGTTCTGCCACTTCTGACTGTAGCTGTTCCATAACAAAGCCTTTCATTAGCTTTGCGTTTTCACGCATTGCTCGTGTGTACTTTGCTTTGGCTTCTGCCAATTGCTTGCGATCGTCTGCAAACTCTTGGATTTCTTCAGCTAGTCTTTCGCTGAGCATTTCATCAATAGCTTCCACCATTGTTTGCTTGTCATGCTCATACTTTTGGGCAAATTCTTCACGAAGTTCAGCAGTAACTTGTTGACGATTTTCTTTAACTTTCGTGTCCCAAGCTTCTTGTAGTTCTGCTTTTACTTCTTCTGAAATTGCTGTGCTCTCGAAGAGTGATTTTAATGCGTCCAACATACTTTTTCTCCTCGCTTATCGGAGCCCGCTTATAATATTTAATAAGCTCTCTTTAAGGTATTTCTGTGCCTTTGGATCATATTTCGCTGCTTCAGCTAGCTCATATGACTTCATACCGCCACGTGTATTCATGAGATGTTCATAGATCGGTGTAGGGTAAGCGCCCGGTGCGCTAGGCTGAGCCACACAGTCAACAGTAATGATCTCGAAGTCTGAAACCTCTCCACTACCGTCTTCTGAGACATTACCTGAACCCCTAGAAGAGACACCTAGCTTGACGCCGCTTTCAAGCATTGTCTTCACTAGGTTCCCCATAGGTGTTGGTAATATTTTCATTTTGCCGTAGCCGTTTGGTCCATCCATCCACATTTCTGTGATCATGTGACTTACACGGTCTAGGTTAATGTTGAGACCTTCGGGATGATCAACTTCTCCAAGAACTGAATAACCTCCAGTGATCTGATCATTGAGAGTTTTGACAGCCCTGCCAATTTCATTTACAGGATATACACGTTGGTTTGCGTTGCGTACCCCGCCCTGGATACAAACACCTTTTAGAAAAAGGTCCTTGCCGCCCTGGGCGTTTTCAGCAGACTCAATAACCATTCCAGCTTGGTCAAATGTCAAATTCTCTTGTAAAGTTCTCATCTAACGTCCCTATTACTTCTTTTTGCTGTGACCAATAATTGGCTTGTCGTAAGCGCCTGATTCACCTGAGCCTTTCTTCTCAGCGCCGTGTCCTTTTGAGACTGGCTTCTGTGCCTTGCTTGCTTTACCGCCTGGCTTATTGATGTTACCAGCGTCTTGGTCCTTAGCGTTTAAATCGCCTAGGCCAGCATGTTCGCCGTTACTATACTCGTCGCTACGTGCGATGTTGTCTGTAGTACCGTCTCCCATTTTGTTAGGTCCTGCAACAGCTGACTTAGTGTTAGCACCGTTGTCGCCTGAACCTTTCTTTTCAGCGCCGTGTCCGCCCGATACTTTTTCTACGTATTCGCGCATCTCTTCGCCTGAAGTCTTCTTCTCGGCTTTCTTTTCGTCTTTCTTATCTTTCTTAGCTTCGAATTGGAAACTTTCGTCTTCTTCCTCTTCGTCGCCTTCTTCGCCTTCTTCGCCTTCGTCGTCCATGTCGCCAAAGTCAGCATCGTCGTCGCCTTCTTCGTCACCGAAGTCGCCTTCTTCATCGCCTTCTTCACCAGACATCATTTTTTCAAATTCTGCTTTTAGCTCGTCAAGTGCGTCTTCTAGATCAACAACACGATCCTCTACGTCACCTTCTTCACCGTCTGCGTCAACGTCCATATCGAAGTCAACTTCACCTTCTTCGTCGCCACCTTCTAGGTCGCCCATCATGTCGTCAGTTGCGTCGCCGCCCATCATTGGGTCTGCTTCAACTTCAAACTCGTCAAGGTTGAAATCTTCATCCATGTCTTCGTCGTCGTCTTTGTCAGCGTACTCGCCTTCTTTCATGTCTTCGTCATCGTCGTCATCTTCGTCTTCTGACTCTTCAACATCTTCATCTTCTTGCTCGTCTTCGAGAAGTGACTCATAGATGCCTCGTGATTTTTCTACAACGATGTCGTGGAATAATTCTTGTGCGCCTTCGCGATCTTCATTGATTAGTCGCTCTAGCATTTCTTCAAATTTCTTTAAATCTGCCATGTTATGTCTCCTGTTGAAATCTTTTACCTATGGTAAGGCTGTCACTTGTATTTAACAATAACCATAAAAATAGCAGATAAAGGCGCTCAAAACGAGCCGTTTTGAGATATCGGTGGGAATCTAAGGTGCGTGCAGAACTCTTTTAAGTGGATTGTATTAAAGTTCTCAAAGTTATTTAGCTCCTCTGGACAATAATTATCAGGCTGGATAACTCGAGTAAACTGTATTCCTGGGTTGTTCCTAATAACAGTTGTAGTCTGTTTAAGCCAATTTCCGAAGTAAGTTGCAGTATCTCCCTGCTTTTTATAGTTAGGTGTGCCTGCGTATATGTTGTTAACTTTTTTACCGTCCTCAACTCCTTTATAGTCAAATCCAAGAAGATAAACGTGTGTTGGTTTGTGCTCACAAGCTAGAAACATCGCAGAAGGTCCAGAGCTCCATCCAAGCCTTGGGTTGAAGAAGTTTAGTCCTTCGTATTTGTCAAAGTTCTTTTTATGATTTGTGTAGACAGGTGTTTTCTTTTGATAGCCTGACTTTACTATTTCTGTTACCATTCTGTTGTCAACAGCAACAAGGTAGTCTACTCTATCAGTTCGATATATTGCATTACAGCCGTATACAGTGCCGTTTTTTCTTAAGGTAGGAATGTCAATTGGTTTTCGGCTGACACCATTTCCGAGTATAAAAGCAAGTTTTTGCATTGATTACAATGCCTCTTCTTCTCCAGTACCACCGTACATTTGTTTTACAAACTCAAGGTCTTTAGCTTGTTCTTTCTTATGGAGCTCGCTAGATTTTCTAATGCGGTTGATTTGCGCAAGAGACAATCTAGTCTTGCGCGTGTCAGAAGCCTTCATCGGGGTATCGTCGTACTCTGGTTCGTACGAATCGTCTTCCTCCGGTTCGATTGTATCTGGATTAAAATAAAAAAGCTCACGTAATATCATAATAGTATTTATGCCGGAGGTGGTGTCTCGCCGCCTGGCTCGCCTCCGCCTAAGTCTTGGTCTGTTATTGATTCAGGTGGTTCACCGTCGCCTGCAAACTCGCCGCCTTCGTCGCCTGCTTCGTCTTCAAGGCCTTCAAGGTCGCCTTCAAGGCCGCCTCCTGTAACACCGGCGCCTCGCATTTCATCTGCTGCATCTTCGCCTGTTGGTTCGAGGTCGTCTTCATTTTCCTCTCTCCATAGACGTTCGTTCTCTGCGATCTCTTCTTCAGTTAATCCTAAGAAGCGTTTTAGTGCAAAGCGATTTGAGATGAAAGGAATAGCAGACATCTGTGTAAACGTTGGGATACGAGCGTTGTCAATTTCACTTTGACGATAAGCCGCAAAGTTTTGTGGTGGCTGGAACTTGAGATCAAACATCGACGTATCAATGTTTACACCTTTCTCTAACAAATAACGCTTGAACTCTTGGTCGAATCCTTCTATCAGCAGCCCTTGTAGACGCTCACAGTAGGTGTTAAAGCGAAGTTCTTGTATGTAGGCAGTGCCCACTCGGCCATCATTGTATTGGGAACTCGAATCCTCAGCACCTGTTGGTAGGTATGAGCTCGGTATGCGTAGCGCCCTAACCATTTTGTTGGTAAAGTATCTC